CAGTTATCTGTGACCTATATCTGCCACCCTCAACACGAACCCCTTTGTAGCCAGTCTTATTCTTTTTATACGCCTTTTTGTTTTGATTGTTTACTGAAATTGGTACATCCCTTAGGTTTTCTATCTTGTTGTTCGACGCATCCCCGTCAATGTGGTCAATGGTATGATTAGGCCAAGTGCCTTTGCACAGAAACCACACAACCCTGTGGTAAAAAGTCATTTTCCACTCACCGCCATCTCTGTAACGTATTGAAACATAAGGCCCACCCCTGTTGTTTTTTGTTGTTTTAATGGGGCTTCCCACTTTTCTATCGGACCCGTCCAGTCTATAAAGAACTCCCGCATTTCCATCGTACCCATAGTTAGCCCGAAAGTATTCGTCTTTTGTCATAATTATATCTCCAAAGTTTCCCTTTACGGGGTTTAAGTTTGTTTCCATCACAGGGGTGAACCAGAAATTTTCTCGGTGGGGGTCAAGCCCTAATTTCCATCAGGGGAGGTCAAGCTCGAAATTCCCTCGGGGGAGAGCTTTTCCATCGGGAGAGGTAGCTAACCTTTAGGCACGGGTTTGCATTGCGACTCCCTAGCTAGGCTAGTCCGACCTGATTCGTTCACAATTTATTGCAAAGCCAAGATTCAACTTGACTCTGTTAGTGTTGCAATTTTGTCACTGATTCGCTGTTGCCCAGCCTCGGTGTTTTGTGCGAACGCAATGCGCGCCCCCGCCCGGTCGAACCGGGTTCATAGGAATCAATATAGGCGTATAAAAAGAATAAGACTGGCTACAAAGGGGTTCGTGTTGAGGGTGGCAGATATAGGTCACAGATAACTGCAAACAAAAAGAGCTATTTTCTTGGAATGCATGACACACCAGAAGAGGCTGCTCGTGCATACGATAGGAAAGCCCTTGAGCTATGGGGTGATCGTGCAGTACTTAACTTTCCGCTTGACGAATCACTGACCGCCAAGTATAACTAAGAACTCAGACAACCACATACCTAAGCAGTCGTGGCTGCGCCTCTTGACAAACAGGAAACAGAATGACCTTCGATATGACTAGCAGTCGTGACTGCGCCACTCAGACCACCACAAAAACTACAGCAGCTAAAGCCTACATCGCACCTAACTTCATCGACATGCTTGCATACAAGCGACCAGATGGTTCCCGTTACCAGAAGAAGTTCTGCCGTAGGTTCCTTGAGCCAGTGTTCGGTAAGCCTGACGTTTATGGCAACTATACACTAATCCTTGGTGACAATCCCCGTGTTGCCTTCATGTCCCACCACGATACAGTTCACCACTCAGATGGTAGACAGATCGTTCAGATCATGGACGACCATGTGTTTTCTTCTGGTAATGACTGCCTCGGTGCTGACTGTACTACAGGTATCTACATCATGTTGCGTATGATCGAAGAGAGTGTCCCCGGTGTCTATGTTGTACATGCTGGCGAAGAGATTGGTTGCGTAGGTTCCAGTGCTCTAGTCAAAGACTTCCCAGCGTGGATTGGTCAGGTCGATGCCGCTATCAGCTTTGACCGTAAGGGCTATACCAGTATCATCACTCACCAGATGGGTGCTCGTACATGCTCTGACGCCTTCGCTGACAGCCTTGCTGATATCCTTGACCTATCTATGGTAAAAGATACCACAGGTGCGTACACTGACAGTAATGAGTATATCGACTATATCTCAGAGTGTACCAATATCTCTGTTGGTTACTTCAATCAGCACACTAAGAAAGAGAGCCAAGACTTAGTGTTCCTTGAGTACCTTATCCAAGCTCTTGTTGTGGCAGACTGGTCTAAGCTTGTCTTCAAGCGTGCTCTTGGTGCTGTAGAGTATAGCACATATGACAAAGGTCCTTATAAGGCAGTTCGTAAAGTGTCTACCTATGACTACTATGATGACCCTTGGAATGACAGCTATTTAGATGATGAGCCTGATTGTGGTGACATCAAATCTGTAATGAAGCGTTACCCTGATCAGGTTGCACAAATCTTGCAGTCCTATGGCTACTCTGCTGATGGTCTGCTTGATGACTGCATTGACCTCAAAGAGAAGTGGCAGAGAAACTTTAGGCACTAATCACTTGACGAATCACTCTGGTTATGCGACACACAATGAAAGAGTGAGTAGACACTTCGTCTACGACTACGTGGAGAAAATCACATGGACTACCTGAACGTCTACCTAACCAAAGAGCCTTTCGGTCAGCTTGAGGTTTGTGTTGCAATCGTTGACCACGGTGACGGTGCTTGGGTCTACTACAGCGATACAGGCTATCAGTACGAAATCTTCGATGAGCCTGACCTAGTGTACCAAGAGTCCTTTGACATTGACGGTAACAATGTAGAGTTGACCAAGCGTGAGATTGATAGAGTCTTGGAAATAGCTAATGAGACTTATTGGGAAAAGTACTCAAATAATGTTTATGCGTAAGAAGCAGTTGACCACAAAGGACAAAAGCTCTTGACAAACCTGTACGAATCGTTCTATAACACACTCATGCAAGACCTAGAGGAGTTGGCAATGACTGAAGTAATCGATAAATTCAACCCTATTCAGATCAGCCTCAACAACTTCAAAGTGACTTTCCGTAAGCCTAACAGTGATGAAGTTCGCACTATGACCTGTAACTTCTTTGACAAGCCTACAGAGCAAGAGCAAGAAGAAGTTCTGTACTACATGATGAGCTTTGATAGCAAGGACCTGATCAAAGTGTATGACCTTGATGCTGGTCATTGGAAATCGTTCTACCAGTCTCGTGTTGTCTCTTGGGAGATTCTATAATGGTTTCTTTTGAGGATTGGTTTAATAAAGAAGGCTTCTTCAAGCTACACAAAACTTTCAAGAATGCTCTTGAAGAAGCCTACATTGCAGGGTTCGACGCTTGCAGAGACAAATGGGGTGGTCTCACATATCAACAAACTATGGAGGATGAGGAATAATGGCTCTCTGTTACAAAGACATGACCTTTTGTGTGGCAGGAGATAACTGTCAGACCGCCCTCAATGGTCAATGCCACAGATACATGAGTGACTACCACAAAGCTAATGCAGAGGCTTGGGCAAGCTCTATGGCTTGGGCCTATACCCCTGTGGCATGGTCTGACTACAGCAAGCGATGTGAATACTACAAGCCTGTCGATAAAGACTGGAAATGGGAAGGATTTGACTTTGACTGACTACAATGACGATAAGATACACGGATGGAACGGTGGTGATTGCCCTGTTCACCCACTCACAGAGGTAAAACTCTACTTCAAGATGCGTACTACATCAGGTAGTGTATTTGTGGCTGACACAGTGAGTTGGTTGCACCACGATGAGAGCGATGACATCATTGCCTTTCAGGTGGTGAAAGAGTACAAAGAGCCTATGGTAGTGTGGATGAACCTGTATAATTATGGCTGTGCCTACACCTACAAAACTAAAGAACAGGCAATAGAATCCAGTGGGAAAGGTGCTCAACGAATTGCTATAAAGCTTATTGAGGTACAAGAATGACTGATGATGAAGCAATCCGCAATATCATTGGGGACACACCAGCTTATTGGATAGACTTTGAGGATAAGGACACGTGGTTTCAAGACCCTGAGCTAACTGTTCCAGCTTTGTACCGAGAAGATGTACGTTACGTAAAGAACAAAGCTGGTCCGGGTTATATGCAGATCGTAAGTATTGAAAAAGACAATCAAGACCGACATTACGTTGAGAGCAGCGATGATATCAGCTTGCATAGTTATCTATTGACGAATAGGCCGCTACACTTATTGAACAATCTAGAAGCAATCGAACAACGGTTCATGCAGGACATGGGCATATATCCAAAGGTACAAGAATGACTGATGCCACAAGTGTAGACGAAGATCAGCCTTGGATTGACTTCTGTGATAGCATCAGGGATACACTTCCTGATAATGCAACAGCCATCCAGCTAGGTTCTTTTTTCTACTGGATTATGGCCCTCTACAGGCACTCTCCTAACTCTATGCACCTAGCGATGTCCTTGGCCCTAGATGACTACCAGCGATCAGAATGGAGCGTCCCAGATGGCACAGTCTTACACTAGGAGCGCAAGCTCCGCCTGCTGTGATAAGTCGTATTACAACACAGACGGATTGATCCCTATCCAAGCATACATCCATCAGCTACAACAGCAGTTAGTAGAGCAAGACTGGAACAGGGACTACAGAAACTCTGAGATGACCCAGAGAGAGCTTCTTCATGTACTAGACTACCAAGAGAAGACAGGCAGCATGTACTACCCGATGTTCTAAGCATAAGAAAACCTCTAGGGGCTACCCCTACAGTGAGGGACTCCTAGAGGTCATACATCTTATAGTCTTCTTTATACAGTATATAATAAGCCACGAGAGTACTAGATCAGTTAGCTTACTCAGGGAGTATATACTCAGGGGGCACACAACCCTATAGTTACATAGGGTCCAGAAGGTCGTTGTCAAGGGTTCCTACAGATCACGATTTGTTTCAAGTAGTGTAACATCAAACAGACCTTGCTTTTCCTTGAGGGACAGCTTAGATATTACATCCAAGAGAAGGAGACTTGATGATGGATGAACTGGACCCAGATCGGTTGCGTGAAGATAGAGATGAGCGTGAGCGTCTCTGGTTGGATGAAATAGCAATCACTGACAAGCTTCTGTTGAAAGAAGCAAAGGTGTCCCTTGAACGCCTTGAACGAGCAGAGACAGTTGAAAGAGAGCGTGATCGCCTGTGGAAAGCTCTACGATACTACGCAGAGTTTCACGAAGACCCTAATGACGGACCTTGGGGCGTACACAGCGACGATTTTGGTGCCATAGCTAGAGCAGCCTTGAGGGGAGAAGACTATGATCAGTAACATTTGCCTGTCTTGTGGCGATGACCTAGACTGGCCCAGCGGAGATGGGTGCGCTAACATGACTGCCCACAACAACAAGAACAAGCCTTGGGAGATGCTTGTGACTGACGTGGTAGACAATGATGACGGTGGTACAACAATCAGCTTCGACCTTGATAAGGAAGCCCATCAAGCAATGGCTAACATTGGTGTACAGTTTGTGTTGCATTGTGCTGCTGCTAATGTAGACATGCAGGTGGCCTTGGATGCTATCTTGAAGATGGGAGAGAACGATGAATGATGAACTGGTGAAGCGGCACGTAGAGCAACTGCGTCTTACTGGCGGCGACTTGGCGGACCTGTGCCAACCGCTGGCCGATGCTATCGAAGCCCTGACCGCAGAGCGTGACCGGGCGGAAGACGAACTTTACGAACTGCAACAAACCTGCATCACGCTTCGCGGGGAAAACGAAGCCCTAATCGCAGAGCGTGACGGATTGCTGCGCTGCGTGACTGACAACCATGTGGCCCTGTGCCGCGCCGAGAAGGCAGAGGCAGACTTCGCGCGCCAAGTGCAGCGCACCGACGAACAGCGCGAAGCATATGAACAAGCCCTGTCCGTTATGGAAGCTGAGCGTGACCGGCTGCGTGAGGCGCTATGGGCAATCTTAGCCTGCGAAACCCCCAACGCCAATGCCACAGTGACCCGTATGGCATCCATCGCCAAAGCTGCGCTGAAGGGAGAGACGCCATGAGTAACCTGAGCATTGAGCAAGCCATCGATGAACTGCGCGATCTGGTCCGGTGCCGTTGTCATCCAGCCTTCACAGAACGTAAGCTGCACGACCCAGACTGTAATTGCGACAGCGCAGAGGCTGTAGAAGTTCTTGCCAACGCCCTTCCCGCCGTGAGTTTTGAACCCGAGCCAAGACCTAAACCATTCGACTGCCAGTGCGGAGCTGTTGGTCCTTGTGAAGCACCCTTCTGCTTTGCCCCACAACACATACAGAGTGAGCGATGACTGATATCAACCACCAACCATGCCCACACCAGTCTTGTGGCAGCAGTGACGCTTTCTCTTGGAACATTGACAAGAGGGTCGGGTTCTGCTACTCATGCGCCCAGTCATACCCTTCCAAGAGAATGGATACCTTTGATTGGGTAGCAGACCGATATCCCCTGAAGGGAAATCAAGGGATACTCATAGAAGAAGAGGATGACGGCTACATGGATAAACCGAGTACGAGTGGGGTTCTGTCTACAAAACTTAAAGTCGTAGAACATGGGGATGGTGCTTATCTTCCCCTTCGTGGTATCCTCAAGGGGGCTATGGAGTTCTACAATGTAAAGACTTACAGCAAAGATGACGTACCTGTAAGCCAAGAGTATATCTACCCAAACGGCTCAATCAAGATCCGTGTCTTCCCTAAAGACTTCCACACTAACTCTGGGTTCAAGGGGGACATGCTGTTCGGTATGGACAAGTTCCCTGCTGGCTCTGCTCAGGCTGTGACTATCTGTGAGGGTGAGCTTGATGCTCTGTCATCCTTCCAGATGATGGGCAGTCAGTATCCCGTTGTGAGCCTGCCAAGCGCTACCCCAAGCAAGAAGCTGTTGGAGAACTGTAGGGATTGGCTTGGGTCTTTCGATAAGATTTACCTTAGCCTAGACTCTGACAAGAAGGCTGATAAGTTTGCTCTGGCTCTAATGAACCTGTTCCCTAGCCGTGTGTACAATGTACCACATGACAAGTTCAAGGATGCCAATGAGTTCCTACAGGCTGGCAAGGCTCAACTCTACAAGCACTGTTGGTACAACGCCAAGCTGTTTACCCCTGACAACATCTACTCCACAGAGGAACGGTTCCTAGAGCTTCTGCATGATACCCCTGAGCACAGCTATATCCCCACGGGTATTGCAGCCCTTGATGATAAAATCCTTGGTCTTATGCGAGGTCACTTCACAGTGATCAAGGGTCCTACAGGTATCGGTAAGTCAGAGCTTATGCGTTACCTTGAGAGTAACTTCGTCAATAACTATCCCAAGGTCAAGTTTGCTACATGGCACCTAGAGGAAACTAAGCTGCGTAGCCTTCTCGGTGTGGTGTCGTACTACCTCAAGGACAACCTTACTCGTAAGGACCTGATCGAACAGAAGGGTCGTATGGGTGATGTTGAGATGGCTATCAAGGGAATTAGTCAGAACACTGGATACATGCAATTCCACCTACGGGAAGAGGATGGTGCAGAGGAACTGATTGACCAGATCAGGGTGCTTACTCAGGTCTATGGCTGTGAGTTCATTATGATGGAACCCATTCAAGATATCGTAACTGTAGGGTCAGATGAGAGCAAAGAAGCTGCCCTTGCTGAACTTGCTGTACGCCTCTCTAAGCTTGCTGCCGATCTGAACGTAGGTATCATTACTATTGCCCACACTAACGAGATGGGTGAGGTCAAGTACTGCCGTATGATTGGTCAACGTGCCTCAGTAATCATTGATATCCAACGTGACAAAGACAGTGAGAATCTTCTTGACAGGAATACCACAAAGCTGGTAATCAAGAAGAACAGGCCGACTGGACTTGAGGGTGATGCAGGAGAACTCCTGTTTGATCCTGAGACATTCACTCTTAGTGAGAAAGTAGACACATGGTAAAGACACCTGATGAACTATTTGAGTTGTGGATCAATGGGGAGATGCTTCCGGGCATAAGTCGTAAAGACTTCTGTGATAAGGCTGACATCCCTATCAAAGACGTTAAGTGGGGTTTCTATGGTGGTGTAAGCTACTCATCTTTCAATAGGTTTGCTAATGACGTTCAATGAATGGTTAGATGACCGTCTTTATCGCTTACAAGTTACCTTTGCCCATATGGATAGCCATGACTGGAAAGAGCTTATGGAGTGGCTAGAGGCTGCTTATAGAGTTGGCTACCAAGAAGGTCGAAAAGAGTTTGAAGGAGTTCCGTTCTAGATGTGGCAACCGATTGAGACTGCCCCCTTCAGACAGAGTATTTTGTTGTATTCACAACCGTATCGTGGTTACAACAAGACCGGAGAGTTTGCAGTGGGGTATGTAAACAGAGCGTACATAGGCAACCCTGATTATAAATATACTCATTGGATGCCACTACCTGAGAAACCTACAACTGGAGACTAAGAATGAGATACATCGTCTTCGACACCGAGAGTGACGGCCTTGCTTATGAGGCAACTAAACTGCACGTCTTCGCTTGGTCCGAAGATGGCAAGACTGTAGAAGTCACTCACGACTACGACACTATGCGGAAGGTAATGTCGCAACAAGACTGTATGTTTGTGGCACACAATGCTATCAGGCATGACCTACCTCTAATCAACCGTATCCTTGGGCTTGAACTGGACTACACCAAGTTCGTGGATACACTGTTCTTGTCGTGGTATCTTAACTTTGACCGGGACCGTCATGGCCTTGAGCAATACGGTATCCAGTATGGTGTACCCAAGCCCAAGATTACTGACTGGAATAACCTTACGCCTGAGCAATATGCCCATCGTGTAACGGAAGACGTTAAGATCAATCATCGTCTGTGGGTAGAGCTTGAGCGTAAACTTAAGTCTCTGTACGGATCAGAAGAAGAGATGCTGCGTCTCAATCAGTACCTGAGCTTCAAGGCTGATTGTGGTCGTGAGCAAGAAGCTAACCCTGTCACCTTGGATATGGCATCTGTACAAAAGCACTTCGATACTCTCTCTGAGATGCAACAAACAAAGATCACAGAGCTTTCCAGTGTGATGCCTAAGAAACCTATCTACAAGCAGGTCAATAAGCCTCAGATTATCTACAAGAAGGATGGCAGTCTGTCCATCTATGGTGAAGCTTGGCTCAATACACTCAAGGACCTAAAGCTTCCTGACAGTGTTGTGGGTCCAGTCAATGTGCTTGTTGGATATCAAGACGGCAATCCTAACAGCCATGAGCAAGTCAAGGACTGGTTGTTCTCTCTTGGTTGGAAGCCTAAGACCTTCAAGTATGTCAAAGAGGATGATGGAACAGAGAGAGCTATCCCTCAGATCAAGAATGGAGATGAACTCTGTGCCAGTGTAGAGCAGCTTGCAGAGGATACCCCAGCGGTTCAATTACTCGTTGATATGGGTATCATCCAGCATCGTAGAGGTGTCTTCAAGTCCTTCTTGGACAACCAGACTGGTGGTAAGGTTGTAGCTAGTTTTGGTGGTCTAACCAATACGTTCAGGTTCCAGCACAGGAAGCCCATTGTGAACCTTCCAAAGGTCGACAAGCCTTGGGGTAAGGAGATACGTGGGTGTATCACTGCACCTGAAGGTATGGTCCTCTGTGGGGCTGATATGGTCTCTCTAGAGGATACAACCAAGCGTCACTATATGGTTCCGTTTGACCCTGAGTATGTAGAGGAGATGTGCCAACCGGGGTTTGATCCACATTTACGCTTGGCGGTCTTTGCTGGTGCAATTACAGAAGATGAATATTCTTTCTTTGAGTGGTACAATGAAAATAAGAAACGGTAATAAGTTACGGTCAGATCAAACAGCAGACCCAAGTAAGTACCCACAAGGTAACTTTAAGGACAAGCCATGCAAAAGGTGTAAAGTAGACTTTAGCCCAAAAGCACCAAGCCAGCTTTACTGCTCTCAAGATTGCATAGATGATGCAAATACCGACAAGTACTACAAAGCAAGCTATGGTATCGATCTTATAACCGTGAGGGAAATGCTTGTTGCTCAAGGTGGTGTCTGTGCAATCTGCAAAACTGAAGGGTTTAAGATGCTAGATGGACATCATAGCGGATTAAACCTAGACCACTGCCATGAGACAGGTAATGTCAGAGGGCTTCTTTGCCACAACTGCAACCGAGGGCTAGGTTTGTTCAAAGACAACACCACCTCGCTACAAAACGCCATAAACTACTTGAGGAACAATGACCCTAGATGAAATGAAGCTATTGCCCGAGAAAGAGCAAGAAGCCCTGTTCAAGAGACTAAAGGCCGTCCGGTCACAATATAAAGCAGTCAATTACAGCGCAGTATACGGGGTTGGTAAGGCTAAGTTGGCTAGGACCTTGGATATCAGTCCCAAGGAAGCAGCCAAACTAATTGAGGATTACTGGAAGCGTAACTTCTCGGTCAGGAAAGCTGTGGAACGCTTTGAGATGAAGACTGTTGGGCCTTACATGTGGGTCAAGAACCCTGTGTCTGGCTTCTGGCATAACCTTCGCTCAGAAAAAGATGCGTTCTCTACGGTCAACCAGAGTACAGGTGTCTACGCCTTTGACACTTGGTTGTACTTTGTTCGTCAACAAGGTGTTGTGATTAACTTCCAGATGCACGACGAGAAGGGTTCATACCTCTCCGGTGGAAATGAAGAGAGCCACAAGCAAAAGCTTCTTACAGCTATCGACAAGACCAACGACAAACTGAAACTTAACGTCAAGCTGTTTGTGGATGTACAGATGGGCAGTACCTACGCGGATACACATTGATGAGTGAAGTAACAAAACCCTGTAGTATGTGCAAACAAGAACTACCCTTAAGTTCTTTCTATAACTCTAAGGTCTCACAAGATGGTAAGGGTTATCGATGTAAGCCTTGTGACAAGTCTTGTGCAGACTCTTATAAAAAGACACAGTACTTACGACACAGAGAGCTTAGAAGGAAGATACAAAGAAAATCTAAATACAACTTAACCGAAGAAGACTTTGACAATCTACTAGAATCCCAAAATGGCCTCTGCGCCATATGTGATATTGAGCTAGATCAGAGTTGGACTAGAAACCACAAGTCAAACCGTCTTGTAGTAGATCATAACCACAAAACAGGTAAAGTTCGTGGCTTGCTCTGCACGATGTGCAACAAAGGCATAGGCTTGTTAAAAGATGATAGTAGTGTTGTCCAAAAAGCGGCAAACTACCTCAAGAAAACAGATTAAGGAGACTCACTAATGGATATGACCTATCAAGAATATCTTGACTACTACGATCACTTTTTCTATACAAAATACTAAATAAAGTGTATGAAAAGGTTGACAGAATCACCCTGACGACCTATCTAAGTTAACCCAAGACCCGATAACCGATTGAGGAAAATATGGCTAATAAAACGAAGTACGTCACCCTTGATGCTGAACTTGAGTACGCTCAGGTCTTCTATGAGAACCGTGATATGGGGAACGCACAAGTAGATCACTCCGATACGGATGGTGTGTACAAAGTAACTCTGGTTCTTGACGAAGACGGAATGAATAAAGCTATCGATGCTGGGTGCCCTCAGAAGCAAGGTGCCTTTGCCCAGTTCAAGCCTTTTGAGCGCGATGGTAAGACGCTCTATAAGTTTACTGTTCGTCGTCCGCATGTCCACCCTCGCTTCATGGTCATGG